GCCTTCTGCCTTCTGCCTCTGTGCCTTTGTGCCTTATCCCTTCTGCCTTCTGCCTCTGTGCCTTTGTGCCTCTGTGCCTTATCCCTTCTGCCTTCTGCCTCTGTGCCTTTGTGCCTCTGTCCCTTTGTGCCTTATTCCCGTTCAGCTAATATCTGATCGAGCTTGGCCTCGATCTTCACGAGCCCGTCCTTTAACATCCGTATCTCGACTGTATTCGTTACAACCTGCGTTTTCATTCTTTCCGTCTGAACTATCAATCCGAGACAAAAACAAAGAAGCCCCACCAGCGTGGTGATCACCCACCGATAAATCCTGGATCCGTTTCTGTTATAACTTTCCATGTTTTATCCTTTTCAAAATTTATTATATATACATTTATTCCGGTCTTTCAGAAAATTCTGCTATAGGATTAAAGTCAGTCTCCTCTGGTAAATCTCTTAGTTTCTGCCAGTAATGTAACCATTCATTCCAATTTTCTGCATCATCTATTCCTAAATCAACTCTGTCTGAATGTCGGTATCTCGCCCACATTGTTTCTTTGAATGCTTTATTTCTTACTGGATCGAATATCTTCGCTTTCAGATGTGAAACGGCTTCTGTTGATTTGGCAGAATAGAATATACCGTCGATATAAACATCACCTATTATTGGCAACGGTTTCAAATCAGTTATATCAACAAAACTGTCTGATGTACCATTAAAATCATCACTTGTCGGATAATTATGTATAACGGAGATGATATTATTCTTATCTATAGTCGCATATTTTCTTATCATAATGCTGCTACCTCCTGCCTGTATTTAATCCGTACATATCCTCCTGCACCAGCACCACCCGCACCTCCGGCAAAGCCTCCGGTTCCACCCGCTGTACCTGCTGTGCCTGCTGTTCCGGCAGCAGCTACTGTTACCGGAACAACTGCTCCTGATTGTAACGGTACTGTTATTAATAGAAGTTTTCCAGAACGTCCTCCTGCTCCGCCACCGCCGAAAAATGTAACACTTGAACCACCTCCTGAACCACCGCCACCACCTGAGCCATAACTTGTTGGTGCTGTGTTTCCTGCATTTCCTGCCGCTGCTCCAATTGCACCATCAGCACCGTCTGCTCCTACTTTAAGTATACTTGCACCTCCACCACCTGCTCCAGTTTTTCCAATTGCTCCTGCTCCTCCAACAGTTGGTGCGGCAAATATAGAACGTCCGTCTCCAGCGTTACCATCAAAATTTCCTGCCTTTCCTTCTCCATTATATCGAGTTGCTATGGCAAATCCCACTGTCGGTATAATGGAACTCGTAGAATCTGTGTAATCCAATGTATTAGAACTGATTTCAGGAGGCAAACCAGGTGTAGTGTCTTTTGCACCACCCGCTCCATGAGCAGCTACAACGGCTTGTAATCCTTCGTTTCCACCTGTTCCCCCCTCAACTTTTATACCATAAGTTGAACCAAAACGTGTAGTACCACCACCACCTCCTGTCCCTCCATCTCCAGCACCCGCATCACCATAACCACCTCCGCCGCCGCCTCCGCCACCACCACCTCCGATAAGAAGGATTTCGGCAGAAGTTACACCTGCCGGTACAGTCCATGTATCATTTCCTGGTGTTGCGAATACGGCTATTTGATAATCAACTTGTGAGGAATGCAAAACAATAATCTCATCATACTCTTCTACATTTGCGGAAAAAGCTTCACAAGTAAATGTACCTGAGCTTGAAAGATAATCCGTTATTTTGCGGTACTCTCTTTCCGGAGCATTTCCAACACTATTCAAATTCTTTACTACTTGGGCATAAAATTTTCCATTAAAATAATCATCGCCATATCCCGATAAATCAGCAGAAACAATAGTAACATTGCTCGCACCCATACCCGAATCACAGGCACCGTTTATTAATATCCGGCTGCCACCTGCAGTTTGTTGTGTAAAATTTTCATGAAAAATAAATATTTCATCGTTTTCCTCCACATTTGCACTGAATGCTTCAGTTACATATTTCCCTGTGGATGAGGTATAATCGGTTATCTTCTTTGTTTCCTTCTCCGGTGCATTCCCCGCCGAATTGGCATTTTTAATCACCTGCAGATAGTATTTACCGTTGAAATAATCGTCCCCGAAAAGCGAAAGCCCGATGCAATAAATATCTGTCGTGCTCGGCGTCATCCCGGAATCGCATTTGCCCCTGAATGCAAGCACACTCGATCTATCGACCTTATTCTGTATCTGCTGTAGCCATCCTTCAAACATCTCTCATCTCCCTATATCTTTGCGCCTCTGTGCCTTATTTCCTGTCATTCCCGAAATCCCCTGCTGTCATTCCCGAAATCCCCGATCGGGAATCCATTTCCCTGTCGCGCCGTAGCATTTTTTAATGCGAAGACGGATCAACTCACTGTTCATTTTATAAAACCTCTGTTATTTATAGTAAAAATATGATGTATTTGTCTTGCAATAAGTTATAATTTTTTCTGGCTGCCGGCAAATCCGGATCCCACAGCTCCCAGGGGAAACAATAGTTATATTTGTCATTCCCGAAATCCCCGATCGGGAATCCATTCGTAAATCGTACTTCGTAAATCGTACTTCTCAAGACACCGTCCTTGTTATGCCTGTTATATTATTACTTTCATCGTATGAATAAGTATTCCTTATAGTTGCAGCCACAGGATCCGTGCAAACAAACTCCACATAGTCGATCCTGCCGCCGTTTTCATCGTCGTATACGTATGTCACAACCCCCACAGGACTCGTGGCGTATGTAATCGTGCTGATCCTCCCGCTGCCGTCGTATGCAATGGTACCGGTTCCCGCTTTCGGCAGAAATCCACCCAGGAAAGCCAGTGCCTCTAACCGCTGATCGATCTCCTTCGTATTATCGATAACATTATCAAATAATGATTTTGTCGTCGGCTTCCCGATTACCGATGATCCTGTAAAATCACTTGTAAATGTATAATCCTTGCTCATTTTCTCCCGTCATTCCCGAATGTTCCCATCGGGAATCCATTCATAAAATCGTACTTCCCCGCCTTGATCGGGGATAAATCGTACTTTATATCATCACCAGATATGCGAAACCTTCGAATCCTCATCCCCCGGTTTTGCCTCTCCATCATCATCGGTCAAAAATCCCATCGTTGCACGCTCCTCAAGAGTTGCGTCGTCATAATCCGGTGCATCGTTTGCCGTAATATACCCCGGAAGCACATGCTTCACTTCGTCATAACCGAATATCGTGCAGCTCATCGTATTGAAATGCTTCGATATCTCACGGACCACAAGCGGCCTGCCCACATAATTCGCAAATGTCAGCCCCACACGGTCAGCCAATTTCGTGAGAATCCCGTCTCCTAAGGCCGTAAACTTGATTACATTGATTTCCCTCGAGTAGAGCATGATCAGATGCATTGCCAGAGCATGAACATCGCTGTCAACCCAGAGCCAGTTAAAATTGATAGTCCTGGGGATCACCTGACCGATACGGTCCTGCTCGATCACGTTATCTTCCTGCGAATGCCTCATATATTTATCCTGGAGTTGATCATACCGGTAATTGCATTTGATCTGGTTCGCATAAAGCCCCTCCGGATCCGAATCCACACGCATCGAGTCCGGCATGATACTGATATTATCGTATGTCGCATCAACCTGAATCTTCGGCATCCTGCTTCTGGCGGTGTATTTATCATTCTCGATGAAAAGATCGAACATGTTTTCGATAGCAAGCTCCTCCATAAGCGTATTTGACGATATCTCATCTGCGATATACCGCCTGCACCTGACATCTCCGGTCTCAATATTGAGCTCATCGAACGAATCCTGATCTATGTTTTCATCCGAAACAGCCACATAATTCTTCAGCAGGTCCTCGAGGATATCGATCGGCTTCTCGATAAGGTTCGACTCTCCGTCCACTTTCCCTTTGAATTTCACCCCGACAGTATCATTATCCGGATCGTATTCCTCATCTAAGATAAACGTTGCGTCGGTCAGATTCGGGCTCGACCAGCTCGTCCCCACTTCACCGTTCTTGGTTACATTCTCGATGCTCTTGATCGCATGATCGGCTATCTTGAATTTCTTCGCTGTCGTATCGATGCAGTACACATCGATCCACATGCTGCTGTAATCCCCGTATGCAATCGGAATCGGCTTTCCTTCCGCTTTTTCTTCCAAATTCGGATAATCTGTTGTCCAGTATTTATTGATCGGCAGCATGAGCTCGTCGCTGTTTCGCACATCCCTGAGCTTGATAAATACCTCCTTACGGTCGAAACTGATCCCGCCCGGTATCTTTATTATCCCGTGGAAATCGATCGAATAATCGTCTAAATTCCTGCCCTTGCCGACATAGACCTTTACTTCCCTGTTTCCCCAGGTATACAAATCGAGAAGCTCACGCACCGTCAGATCGGCATCCTTGAGTGTAATGGTTAGCGTGCTGTGACGTTGCTTCGGTGCAGTGAATGATGAGAACGCCCGCTGCAGCGTCGAAACACTCAACCTGCCATCGTAATAGTTCCCATCGCTCATACTCATGCTTTTATCGGCATAGTAGAATGTTTTCCCGGCTCCTGTTTTTTCCTCGTAGTATGTCCATTCAATTTCATCTACTGGCAATGCTCTGTTATAGATTCGGATATTGCAAATATCTCCATTCATAAAAGCCCGTCCAGAATGTTCTCTACCAATCAAAAAAACACGATTTGCCGCGTGACCCAAAGTAGCTGTCCAATCTTCAGCAGAAAAACTTGATATATCTGTTTTATCCGACTGTTCTACATTATCAATATATGTTGTGCAATAACCGTCTCTATCAAAAGTTACTATTGCATTATGCCATTCTCCGTCATTTACTACATTATCAGAATATTGTTCAACCTTAACCCCATCATTATAAACATATGTTCGTAATTTATTATCGGTATATACTGAAAGAAAATAACCAGGATGGTATTTTGAAATTAGAGCAATATGTGCTCCTGATGAACTTGTTCTAAACCACAATGAAACAGAATAATCACCAAGTCCAATATCCAGCACATCTCCCATATCTATTTGGTCATCAATAGCATTAAACACCATTGCGTTGTTTGAATTGCCTTTCGGCCCTGTAGTAAAATTAGGTGCATTCGCCGATGTGCCGTGATTTCCTTTACCGCTCAAATCTAAAAATGTGTTGCTTCCCTGCAGACTCGCTTTATTTAGCGGCCAGTATCCTACTAATCCATCCTTTGTTATCCCGGTCATGCCTATCTGTGCAAGCACATGTGCATCCTGGACCGCCGCCGGTGTAAACCCCATTATTCCATTCCTCCATCGATTGTCATTGCGAGGCGAAATAGCCGAAGCAATCTCATGAATCCATTCCTCCATCATTCCTTATTTCCCTCTCCCGCTTGCGGGAGAGGGCAGGGTGAGGGTATGTCATTCCCGATTCCCCCTTTATGTCATTCCCGGGAGCAAAGCGAATCGGGAATCCATGTCCCTTCTGCCTTTGTGGCTATGTACGGGCTGAACATGTTCAGCCCCTAACTTACTTTCTCCTCAAAACTCAACGTCACATCGCCGTATCCCAAAGCCCGCAGTGCATGAGCCAGGGGCGTCGTTAACTTGCAGTAGATCGTATCTTCTTCCGGATAATTATCCGGATCCAGCGCAAAAACCAGCATGTTGATAGTCTTCACCGCCTCGAATATCGTTGCCAGTTGGTCCTGCTGTGCCCGTGCGATCCCCGTAAAACCTATATCGAACGTACGGTATACCTCTTTCTCGACTGCATAGCCCTGTCTGCCCGCCGATTCCTGGATAACCGATGGATCTATGAGCTTCTTCTGTACTTCCTGATTCACATTCACATCGGGCTCGACATATTCACCCGCACAGATCCTGCCGATCTCGAGATGCTCATCCGGATTCGATCCGTCCTCGAGTGTGATCCTCCACCATTGGTACGTCTGGTCTAAGAATTTCACAATCGCTTTCTCATTCCAGGTCATTGCCTGGCTGTACCCCGGCGGATCCCATGAAGGACTCCATGAATCAGAGCTGTTCGCCTCGATCTTTATCGTTGCTCCGCCCGTCAGGTTGTGCCCGAAAATCGCTACCATCGTGATCTTCTTCTCCGAGCTGAGATCGAATTTTATCCATTCCCCGGTATCTGTTTCTGTCCTCCATTTCTTTGCTACAAAATCATCGACAGCGTTGTCATCCGGCAGCCCGCTCACCTCGCTCGATGAGGTGATCGTTCCGCTGTCAAATTTGAAATTATGTAAAAACCTCGCATTACTCATTATCTCTCACCATTCGTAAATCTTACTTCATCCTGTCATTCCCGAGTGCATCAATCGGGAATCCATGTCCCTTCTGCCTTCTGCCTCTGTGCCTTTTCTGTCATTCCCGAGAGCTCCCACTGTCATTCCCGAGAGCTCCCACTGTCATTCCCGAGAGCTCCCACTGTCATTCCCGAGAGCTCCCACTGTCATTCCCGAGAGCTCCCACTGTCATTCCCGAAATCTTTAATCGGGAATCCATTCATCATTCACAATTCACGCCGTCTCATGCTTGATCCCGCGTTCATGTATAACCTCGACACCTGCTTCTGTTTTTTCCTGTATCAATGGCAATAACTTATCTTCAAAAACACGTTCGACATCACTGCCATCAAGTGCTTGTATAATAATCGTTATATGTTTCATCGGTGTACTGCCTTCATTCATCCTGTTCAGTCCGCCCTCCCCGATAAAACTCATTGCCCGCTGATTCAGCACTCCTTCTCCCGCATGTGCGTATATAAACCGTCCCTGTCCCGTTATCCCCGGTATCAGTCCGCCGTATTGATATCCTGCTGCTTTTGCAAATGGATTTGGTTGATCGATAGGAAACGGTTTAGGCCCGTAATCTATATGCGGGTCGGTACCGTAATATTTTCCTTCTTTTTCTTTAATTATACCTAACGCTACAGCCAGTTCATATGCCGCCCAAAGTGCTGCAAGTAATGGTGCTAATGCTGCTATTGCCATAACCGCACCTGTAGCAAAGGCACTCCCAATCGCTACGCCAGCCTCAGTTATATATAATAATGCTGTCCCAATTCCTGCTACAATAGCTGCAAAGGTTGACCAAGCAGTTGTTGCCGTTGTCGCTGCTGATGCCCAAGCTGTCCCTGCTGCCGTAGCTGCCGCTGATACAGAAAAACTTGCTAACCACTTGAGTGCTTGCCAAGCTATATTCGCTACCCACGCAGCTATTGACCATGCTAACCCGGCTGCTTCAGCTGCCGCTGATACAGAAAAACTTGCTAACCACTTGAGTGCTTGCCAAGCCATATTCGCTACCCACGCAGC